TAAATAAAAATATTAAAAATAAAAAAACATTTAATAAATCATTATCATAAGTGGTCTTTTCAATATGTACCTTTTTTAATACTTCCTTTAAAAAGTATTTAGTTCCAGGCTCTATTAAAGCCGGTTTATTATTCATAAATATTAAATCTAAAAAAAGAAATAAATTTATGCACAATATATAAATGTCAACAATTGATAGTATTAAAAAGAATAATGAAAAAAAAGCAACACCAACGGGTTCTATGATTACTACCATGGCGTTAATATTTTGGTATTATATAGCAAGATTCGCTTTTTGTGACCGATATAGCGTTAGAAAATATGGGGGAAAATTATCTATGCTTTTTGGATTTTTAGTCGTGGTTGTTATACTATGGTCCCAATTTTCTATTAATTTATCAGCTACAGGAGAACATTGCAGTGGCGACGTTCAGTTATTTAATGCTATAACTTATACTTTAGTTCCGAATTTGATATTTGTCGGTACAATATTTATATTGCTAAATAAATTTCCAGGTTGGAAAGCCCCATTTTCAAATACTATAGGTTATTTATTCGCTTCTATGTTTGGATTAAGAAGTACATTTAACAGTATGTTAAGAACAAGTAGCAATGAAGGGAGTGATACGATTCATAAAATTTACAATGACCCATCTATGTTAATCAATGAATTACAACCAGATGCACCAACAACAATAAGACATGACAGTTCTTTTGACCAAGAATTTGAAAGATTGGCAAAAGCAAATATATTTAAAGAAGGATGGCAAAAAAAGGCAAAATCAATGTATAATTTAGTAGTTATTAAAGATATGGTATCAAGTATGGTTTGGTATTTTTTAACATCTGCTTTAGTTATAGCAACATCTTTTAATAGTATAATGAATATTAATTGTATGCGGTCAGAAAGCACTATGGCCAAAGGAGCTGCGTTAGGGGCGTTTGGTGCTAAAGGTGGGGGCAAAGCTGGTGCAGCAGCGGGTAAAACTGGTTCAGCAGCTGGTAAAGCTGGTAAAGCTGGTGCGGCAGCAATTCAATCCATTCTGTAAAGCTACGGCTTGGAAAGTAGGTAATTTTGGTAAGAAATTAGTATCATAATTATAATCGTTCATAAAATATGAATAATTAAAATATAAAATGCGAATTGCAATAATATAAAACACATAAATAAGATAATATAGCAACTATAATAGCAAATAACCATATTGGTAAAACAGTTCTTTTCTTTGTACCTAAACCAAATTCTCTTAATGATCCATCTTCATTATATAAAAACGCAGGAGTAATAAGTTGAACTAGGGCAAAGAAACCAACGAATAATAAAATTGAAAATGAAGTTATATTATTTCTTACAACAGACTTATCCATAATAAAATAAGTTTAGATTAGTTTTTATGTATATTGACTAAATATTAATCAACCAAAGGAATATCAAAAAAATCTTTTTTTTTTCTATTATCTTCCAAAGAAATAGAATAATCCAATCTTCTAACTTCTGTTTTGTTTTTTATATTTTTTGGTAAAATTCCTAATAAATGTTTATTATAAGGCATAATATACCATCTATTTTTTTCTTGACTTGAAATAGTTAATAAATATTGATGATTTGTTAAATGTTTTATAATATGATAATTCCATATATTGTAATATTTTCTACATTTTTTAATCATGTGCGCCTTTTTTCCAAGTATATTATACCTATCATCGTTTACATAAATAGTGTTTATTTCATTAATTAACAAATAATCCGGGTCCGCAAGAAAAGTATATTGTTGAACATTACTTTTAAAACAAGGAAAACAAGGAAAACATGGATTCATATATATACTAATAAGGTCTTTTTTTAACTTCTCCGTCATTCATATAATTTATCTCTTGTTGTGTTGATTTCCTACCAAGTATTTCGTTTCTCTTTGGAAATCTACCATACTGACCAATTACCATACTGTGTCCTTCAACATGAGTTTTCATAGATTCAAGCATTTTAAATTCTTTTTGATTTTGTGTCAATTCTACTTGTTCTTGTACCATAAATTGACCCTGCGGCGGCAATTGGTTTGGATCTGTATATCGCGGACCAGAGTTCTCGTACAACTTCATCTGATAGTGAAATATAGTCCCACCTTTTCTTTGATATTCCCTACTTTCAGTGTGCATATAAGGCATTAAAGCAAACATAAATTCATAACCTTTAAATTGTTCTTTATATAAATCAAAACCTAAATTGGTAAAAATCATAACACCATTATCATTTTTGAAAGCATCCGCATCTCCTCTATAAATATGCCTGGAAAATTGGTCCATTAAAATAATATAAGCAAGAAAACTATCTTTACTAACAAGCCAACCAAATCCCAAGCCGTCTTCGGCATCTACCAATAAATCGCCAAATTTGGCGGTTATTTCGTCATCGAAATCTTGACTTTTCATAAACCATTTATTAAAATCTGCTTCACCATTTTTTGGAAACCAATAATCTAAAATATCTTTCGCTCTAGAAATATCCATTTTATAAAACTATTAATTAATATTTAAATAGTTTTACTAATAAAGTTCATCATTTCCATCATCAAAATCCTCATCATCTCCCATTTCGTCCATTAAACCATACATTTCATTATGTATATCTTGTTCTGATTGCTGTTGAACCAATAAATCAGTTGCCGCTCCAGATATTTGAGAAAACATATTATTACTATTATTTTGTTCACCAGCACTTAATTCTATATTATTCTGTTCCAGCATCTGATTTAATCTTTCTTCTTGTCTAATTTCTTTATCATACTGTTCAGGATCATATTGAAAAATGGCTTTACTTAATCCTACGTTCCATTTACCCAATTTAAGATTTTTCTTCTCTCTTTCAATCTTTCTATGTTCATCGTCTAATAAATTAAATTGGTCTTTCAAATTCTCTTTTTCAATTTCTTTTTCCTTTAATACATTATTTTTTATTGTTTCTGGGTTTTTGTTTATACTTTTCTTTGTATCTTTAAAAATATGTAGATATGTATTTAAAATATTCGATATCATAATATTATATTCTTCCATATCGCCATACATCTCACTTTCTTGATTAGGATCACTTTTATCGTATTTTTTTTCAATAATTTCATCAACAACGTCATAATATAAACCGATAGTTGCATAAAAAATAAAAATAATAATGACACTATTTATTTTACCATTGAATATTGTTTTATTATTTTCAATATCACTTAAAAATGGTAAACAATTTATAAACTGAATAATATCTTTTCCTTTTTCTAACACCATTTTAATTACTATTTTACAATTTTCATCACAAGAATATTTTTCTAAATTGCTTAATGGAATTATAGCATTTTTAATTCTATTTATATGGTCTGGGCTAAATTTTTTAGAACCAAATCCCCAATGAAGAGGTAGTTTTATTTTATTTTTAGAGAATCGATTGGTTTCATTTTTAATTAAATGTGGGAATGTAATTAACATATCTTTAATCATATTTTTAATCATTTGTGTCAAAGAATAATGTGTTTCATCAGATTTACTCATAAATAATCCTTCACCTCGTTCATAAAATTCGTGTATCTCTTCTAAAAATTTAATCGTATTTTTTGTATTTGGAATATTTTTCAGCTTTTTTATTATTTCGCTACCCATCTTTTTATTATCATGAGTGACACGAAGAATTACTTCTTCAATAAAATCTATTTCCTTACCGTCTCCTGTTTCTTTACTTGATTGAGTAATATCAAAAGTGTCATATAATTTTTCCATTACAGGTAATAACTCTTGTAATTTTAATGGTGATATTTCGGCATTTTTAGATGCTTCAACCCAACTCTCAAAAATACTGCGCACAGAAGAAGTTTTTTTCGCTTTATCAAGAACAAAACTTGAATCAGGTTCTACATTATTTTGACGGCTAACATCTTTTTTTGATATATATAATAGTAACTGTCTTTGTGATTCATCGTTCCATCTATGTCCTTCACTTTTTAAAATATCTATTTTGTCTTCAATTGTATCCAGTTTTTTAATTTCGCTTATATTTTTATCACAAATTTGTTTCAACTGTTCATTTAATTGAATACCTGTATTAAAATCACAATATTTAATAAAAGATAGATAAATTGTTGATTCTGAAAATATATATGATCGTTCAACTTTCTCTTTTCTTGTATTTAATAGCGAAATCAAAGAAGGTGCTACACAAATATACAAATGTTTTTGTAATATAGCTTTGTATTTAATAACTTGCTCATTATATAATTCTATTGTGGGATCAAGTGAGGCAAAATATTCATATGTATTCAAACCATTATCATCATGACAACACGCATTTTCTGTGAAAGGTATTTCATCCTCTGTTTTTAAAATAAGGGGTTGTTTATCAATTATTCTTTGTAATGTTTCAATAATACCAATAGAAAATAATTGTATTTTACCTCTTAATTTAGATAATCGAACGATGGAATCATTTGAAAAATTTTTATATGAATCATATATTTTTTTATCAAAACCTTCTCCCATTTTATCTATAGAACGTATTGTTATCCCAATTAAAGGTGGTAAAAACGTGTTCCATAAATTAACATCTTTTTTATCTTCAATTTTTTTATCTTTATTTCTTTTTGTATAAATTTCTTTTGTGTCTATTAATTTTTTAATTTCCATATTTTTCATAAAATATGTATCAATATGATTTTTTATCGCTTTTACCATTTTCATAGTTTCTTTTTTTAAAGTCTTTCCATCTGTTATTGTTTTTAAACAATCCCATGGCGCTTCCTTATTATCCACACGAAATCTTAATGTGGAACATGTTAAATATGTTATTAAATCTTGTCCTTCTCCCATAGGATATCCTTCAAAAGAGGCTTTACACGGTGTAATTGATTTACCTTTTTTAAATTGTGGAATAGAGGTTTGAAGAATAATAATATAAATAGAAATTACACTTCTAAAAATAAATACGTGATGGTATTTTTTCCATTGACGATCATATTTTGAATCCTTTTTTTCTTTGCGTTTTTTTTCCGTTTCTGCGTCATAATCAACTTTTCTCATTCTCGAAGTTTTGATTAAATTTTTTACATATTGATACATCCACTCGTGTTTATTTTTTGTATTAAATCCTAAATTATCGTCATATGTGAACAATAAATTTTTAATCATTTGTTCATCTCTCCCTATTTTTTCTTGAACACTTTCTTCTTTTAATAAATTTTCTGTTTGCCTTTTAATTCTGTCATCATCAACAGTGTCTATAATGTCTCGCATAATTATTTTTTGACCAGATTTTTCATACATTTGTTGTTCTTGGTGAGTTGTATTTGCAATTACGAAACCACTATGTTTATCAACATATTTATCTGCTAATTCATGTCCTAATGTTCCCCTTTCATCAATAATATTTTTTAATACTTCTTCGTACGTTCCATTAATAAAGCCAAGAGCCAAATCAAAAAAGAATGTGGGTAATAATTTATTTGATTTTGTTACACCATCATCTTCTGATTTTTTACAATAATACCAATAAGGGTCTTCGTTTTTTTGTTTAGAATAGTTCCTACAATAATTATCCACAAATTTAATTATGTTATTATACTTATTCATTTGTTCTGGATCCCTCAATATTCTATCGCGCAGTTCTATATAAGGACTTTTTTCAATATCATCGATAGTTATATCGTGCGATAATTTTACTTTTTCCATATCATATTTTATATTGGAAAATTCTGTATATTTGCGTAAGAGTGCCAAATTATCAATATTGAATTTAATATCTTTTTCAAGTCTGTCTTTCACAGTATTGACTTGTTCAATCATTTCAGTCTCTAAATTTTCAATAGTTTCAGCAATTAATTCTTCTTGTAATTTACCTTTTTGATTTTTAATATTTAAACATTTGTTATTAATACTAAAACATTTTCCTTTCAAATTACAATTTACAAAATTTAATTCTTCTGGTGATAAATCACTTAACGTATCATCTAAAACCCATTTACTTTTTTTTCTTTGATAATACCTGAATTGGTATTCGCCATTATCAACCATTGCATATTCTCCATCAATGATTTTTTTTCTTTTATTTACCATAGATTCCGCATCTCTTTCGGCATCTTCTTCAACCAATCCAATAGTTGTTAATAAATGTTCTTTTAATAATGATTTTTTTTTCAATTGATCTTCCATATATTTTATATGTGTTAAATCCTCAAGTATATCGTATCTTGTTTCATCATATATTTTATCAAAAAATATATCAACATTATCATCTTTTCTTATTAATTCATAACTATTAAATTTTTTAGCCAAAACTTTTGGTTTAAATGTGCAATCGCCTCCATCTTCCATATTATTTTTAATATTTATAATATCAACCTTTAATTTTTCTATCTTATCTGGAATGCTTTCATAATTAATATTATTAATATCATTCAACGCCACGCAATTATTAAATGTTTTACCATTATCGGTGTCCATGATTATTTTTAAATATTCTGAACTGGTTTCTGTTTCTTTAAAATCATAACATTTACAATCTATACCATTAAAAGCATTTTGATCTTTAAAAAAATCAAAAAAAGCGGAAGGTGTATTATATGTTTTCATATCG